ATGGGAAAAGTAATAGCCGTCACCAACCAAAAGGGCGGTGTAGGAAAGACAACAGTAGCGGTAAATCTTGGTGTAGGACTGGCAAGAGAGGGTAAAAAAGTTCTTCTGATTGATGCTGATCCACAGGGCAGTCTTACAGCAAGTCTTGGATATGTGGAGCCGGATGATATTAACAGAACTTTGGCAACAGTAATGATAGAAGTGATGAATGATGTGGATATAGATCCTATGGATGGAATCTTACATCACGCAGAGGGAGTAGATGTTCTTCCTGCAAATATTGAATTATCAGGTCTTGAAGTTGCATTGGTAAATGTTATGAGCCGAGAAGTAATTTTGAAAACGTACATTGAAATGATTAGAGACCAGTACGATGTGGTGCTTGTGGATTGTATGCCCTCACTTGGCATGATGACTATCAATGCACTTGCTGCAGCAGATGAAGTAATCATTCCTTGTAGTGCAAGTTATCTTCCGGTCAAAGGTTTGGAGCAGCTGATGGCAACGATTGTCAAGGTTAAGAAGCATCTGAACCGCAAGCTCAGAATCCGTGGAATTGTAATGACGATGACCGATTTCAGAACGAATTACGCAAAGGATATTGCAGAAATGATTCGCAGCGGATATGGCTCCAAAGTGGGAATTTTTAAGACTACTATTCCATTCTCGGTGAAGGCGGCAGAACCAAGTGCTGAAGGCGTGAGCGTTTATAAGCATTGTCCTGGTGGCAAGGTAGCAAATGCATTTGCGGATTTGACAAAGGAGGTGCTCGGATAATGGCAGAAAAGAAATTACGACCAGGTCAAAAAATCAAAATGGTCAGTGTGGACGAACTTCTTGGGTGCGCTGGTGAAGAGTCAAGTTTGGAGATTGATATCAATAGAATTCAGCCTTTTCAGAATCATCCTTTTAAGGTAGTTGATGATGCAAAGATGGATGATTTGGTCAACAGTATCAGGCAGAATGGCGTACTTACGCCGGTGCTCGTAAGACCTACAGATGATGGTGGTTATGAGATGATTTCAGGACATAGAAGAATGCATGCTGCTGAACGAGCCGGACTTGCTACTATTCCTGCAATCATTAGAGAACTTACTGATGATGATGCCACGATTGTTATGGTTGAAGCGAATTCACAGAGAGAAGAGATATTGCCGAGCGAGAAGGCATTTGCTTATAAGATGCGATATGAGGCTACAAAACGAAAGGCCGGGAGACCGGATAAAAATTCGCCCCAAGTTGGTACGAATTTCCGAGCTGATGAAGAATTAGCTAAGGAGGTCGGTGAGAGTAAAAATCAAGTATATAGATTTATTCGCCTTACGGATCTTATCCCAGAACTTTTGGAGATGGTTGATACCAAGAAAATGCCGCTTGTTACTGCGGTAGATATTTCATACATGGACCAGAAGGTGCAGCAATATCTGTACGAATACATCAAGGAAAATGGCATGGTGAAGTCTTATCAGGTGACTGCACTCAGAAAGTATCTGGAAGATTATGAAAGCATTAGTCAGTCCAAGATGATTACTGTTTTGAATGAAATGATTACTGGCAAGACGCAGAGCAAGTCAGTGCATTTTACAGAGAAGAAGCTTCGCAAATATTTCTCATCAAACTATACGGTAAATGATATGGAGAAGATTATGATTAGACTTTTGGAAAAATGGAAATCAGAGCAGGAGGGCGGAAACAATGGCATTTAATTATTTCTATGGCAAGCAGGCAGATCTGTATGGCTTTGTGAGAGTTCCGAAGCTTTTGATGACAGAGAAAATGTTTGATCCAATTTCTATTGATGCGAAGCTTTTGTATGGGCTTTTGATAGACCGTATGAGTATGGCGAAGAAGAATGATTGGATTGATGAAGAGAACAGAGTTTATGTTTTATATCCGATTGCAGAGATTCAGGAAGATATGGGTGTATCGAAGAAGAAGGCAATTGCCTGTCTTGCAGACCTTGAGAAATTTGGCCTTGTTGAAAAGAAGGTCAGAGGTTTGGGGCTTCCGAATCTGCTTTATATCAAGAATGTTACAAGTGCATTTAATTAGATTGGGGCTGGAAAATCTGCTACAGAGGTGTCAAAAATGCACTTCTTAAGCAGAGATTCCAGAAAGGAAGGAGAGAAATTGATATGGAGCAGAATGGCGATTTTAAGTATTTTACCGGTCAGGAGACAATGCAGTTTGCATTCATTCCGGTACCGATGGCACTGCTTTCAGATCCATGTTATGAGAACTTGTCCAGTGATGCGAAACTATTGTATGCATTGCTTCTAAATAGGATGAATTTATCCAGGAAAAATGGTTGGTTTGATGAAGAAAATCGTGTATTTATCTACTATTCCATTGAAGATATTGCTGCAGATTTACATTGTGGAAGGAATAAAGCCATCAAGGCATTACAGGAGCTTGATACAGAAAAGGGAATAGGTCTTGTAGAGAAGAACAGGCGTGGACAGGGCAAGAGAAACGTCCTTTATGTGAAGAACTTTTTCACAGAGGAAGGTGAGGAGCAGAAGTTTACAAATCAAACTTCAGAGCAAAATGGGGGTGATTCAGAAGTTTACATTTCAAACCTCAAGAAGTTTAAAAAGCAAACTTCTAAAAGTCCTAAAATTAAACTTCTAGAAGTCCCAAATCAGGACTCAAAAAATAATAAATATAATAATACTAATGGGATTAATAATGACTCTAATCAAATCTTATCTGCAGGTACAAGCACACCGATTGTGGATAAGTCGATGGGATGTGATATCGATGAGATGGCTGCATATTCAGAGATTATCAAAGAGAATATTGAGTATGATGCTTTGATGGAGCGTTATCCATATGAGCGGAAATTGGTGGAAGGGATATTTCAGCTGATCCTTGAAACAGTGCTTATCAAGGGAGAGACAATCTTGATTGCAAGTAATCTGTATCCCAGAGAGCTGGTTAAGAGCAAATTTTTGAAGCTTGATTTTACTCATATCGAGTATGCGATTGGCTGCTTTAAGAGTAATACAACCAAGGTTAATAATATCAAGAAATATCTGCTGGCAACACTTTTTAATGCACCGTCAACGATAGACGGATATTACCAGGCGGAGGTTAATCACGACTTCCCGCAATACGCATCGTCGCGTTATTGATCACTTGGTCGGTGGAGCTTTGGCTCTGCCGACTGTCTAAACAATCTATTTCATTTCGAGGAGGATTTCATCATGGCAAAAATTAAAGAATACAGAAGTATGAAGGTATATGAGCAGAGCGGTTATCAGTATAAGAGTACACCGGCGATCATGCTTAAAGGACAGTGGCTTAGGGAGCTTGGTTTTGAAGAGAACACACCGATAATGGTACATTGCGAGGATGGAATCCTCACGATTACAAGGGCGGATGAAGCATATTATGACGATGTTCCTGAGGTGCCGGTGGCGGCAGTAGCAGAGCCTAAAACACAGAGTAGTCACTTACAATGAATTTGTATCCAGGCCTTGCAATGAAAGCGGTACGAATTAGCTGGCTTAATGTATCCGGTATATCATCATAAAGTATATCCAGGGTATCGTAATCGCCGATACGAACCAGCTCACGTGCTTCAGCTAAATCAGGCATATGATTTTGTGGAAGATTCTGCAATTGTATTAAGCGCCCAGCCCACCTACCTGAGCGATTGGCTCCGTAGAATTGAAACATTCCATGAGCACGGCCATCTTTGCAAACAGCATTTTGCATTGCCTGGTATTTTTTGACAGAAGATTTTGCTAATTGCAATCTAAGTTTGAGCGCCGCGGTAATATCGCCATCTGTTTCTTTTATGAGTCCCGCAACGTCCTTTTTGCCAAGTGATTCTGTTTCAATACCATTTTCTGAAAGCCATTGTTTCATTTGGGCTACGCTGTTAGGGTTATCGAGATTGGTGATACTCTGCATGGATTTCATGAGTGATGCTTTTGATTTTTCATCAAATGCAATGGCGTTTTCAACCATATCCATATCAAGCATAATGCCTCTGTCGTTAATTTCCTGGTCGATATGATACTCAGACCATACGGTATCAGGAACTGGGAATTTTAATAATTTCTGTTTGATAGTAAGTTCTACTTCAACATCTCTGCGATTGTAGGCTTTGAAGATTTCCCATTTATCGGGTGCATGCTCTGGTAGATTTCTGGTTCTGCCACCATTTACCTTGGTTGGTTTACAAGGACAGCAGAAGTATTTGATAAGGTCTTTGCCTTCCTTCATTTTCTGATCTTGAAGTTTGAGAACAGCACCAACACCTTCGAGTGAGAGTGGCAAGCCCATATAGGCAGACCAAACAAGCGTGCATTTCCATGAGGTTGGATCCAGATAATTCTGTACAGGATCACCTTCTGACTTATATGTTTTGAAATATTCGGGGTGATGCTTTCTGAGCCAGTTCGATAAACAGACTCTTTCGAAGGAGGCATTGAATGCCCATTTGGTTACATTATCATCAGATAGTGCTGCTAAGATTTCTGTTGGTATTTCATCACCTGCAGTAAGGTCATAGACCACAACGGGTTCATTATCAACAGAAACACCGAAGAGCAGTATCTCAAAATTATCAGACTCAGCGTACTTGTATGCTCCGGATTTGGAGATATCAACATCGCTATATGTTTCTAAATCGATTGACAATTCTTTCATAGATTTTCCTTTCAGTAATAAAGTAGGGCGGCAGTTTAGCACCACCGCCCCAAAGGAGATTAAAATGTGACTTATACTTGTGATTAATCGAGGAATTCGTCATCATCATCGGATGCGAAATCGTCCTCGGCTCTGGACTTACCACCAAGAGGCTCACCATCGGAAATCTTCTGAAGATTATTGAGACCGCAGGCGATTCCCTTATTTCCGTTGCTATTGAAAGCATAAAGGTTGATGGAAGCTCTGCCATACACACCGGAATAAACTTCGGATCTCTCAAGAATAGGCTGTCTGTCTGCATCGACAATTCCGGGAGCTGTAGCACTATTGGCATTAATGAAATAGCAACCTGCGTAAGTAGGATCATCAGGTCTCTCACGGTCACCGTCACGAAGAGGTGTCTTGATAAGGTCGAGAGCAGGTACTGACTTGCCGTTGCCTTTAAGCTTGGACTGTCCTTCCTCATACGCCGCCTGGATTGCAGCCTTGATTTTTTCTACTGTCTGAGTATCAGACTTTGGAATGATGAGTGACACGCTGTACTTAGGTGCACCGCCATTGATTGACTTAGGATCCCACACATTTGCGTAGCTCCATCTTGTCTTAGGTCCTGTAATTACTTTAGTAGGGTTCTTAACAACTGTTGACATTATATTGTCCTCCTTAAAATTAGTTTTCATTGAAATCATCTGCCGCTGTATTCATGGCAGGTCGTTTATCTGTTTCTGGCACGAGTGCCGGTTTTCCTTGAGGTTTTGTGATGTAAGAGCCAAGGATCTCTTCAAATTTCTTCTTGCCGAGAAGTGTGGTCATTGCGGTAACACCGAGAAGCTTCTTCTCATATGGATCATATCCGGCATCTTTTACTGCAAATGCTACGGCATCTTCATCGGTATATTTACGATTGCTTCTGCCTTCAACTATTTTGAACCCTTCATAATGGGTTCCGCTTATTGCCTGCTGGAGTGCATATTCTTTGACATCGGAAGCCCAGGATACAAGGTTATCTACCTTGGCAAGTATTGCTGCAATCTCTGTTTCTTCCAGAGTGTCAGGCATTGCAAAATCATACTTTGCAAGCTCTAAGTTATATTCCGCACGTTTTCTGCAGGTTGCTTTCACTTTGCAGAATTGACAGTGTTCACCGGCTTTGAATTCACCTTTTCCTTCGTAGGCAAGTGCTGCAGTAGGAGCTAAGACTTCATCTGCCCAAGTGAGCAATTCTTCTTTACTCATACTGAAGGTGCTGATGTTTTCTCTACGAGGCTGGAAGATTGTCATTTTCACAGTCTTGATATCGTAGATGAAATCAAACATTTCCAAAGCGCCTAAGGCGTAACACATCATCTGAGGATTGTTATCAGCCTGGACAAGTACGCCGAGTCCGTGTTTGTAATCAATGATGTGAAGTGTGTCATCAGCAATGATTACGCAGTCGCCGGTTTCGAATCCTTTTTCTACCCATTTTGAAAAATCAAGTCGCTGTTCAATAAGTACCTGTGGGTCAGGACAGTGGGACTTAGCTTCTTCGATCTGCTCCATTACGAAAGAGCAATAGCTTTCAGCACAGTTTTCCATTTCATTGTTGTAATAATCCAGATTCTCAGTTGGATCTTCGGGATTTCGTCCCAATGCTTTTTCGACCTTATATTCACAGAGACTATGTGCATCGGTGCCTTCTTTTGCATAAGGACTGACTTGGTCTTCCTGCTCAGCACATAATTTTGCGCTGGGTGGACAGCTGAGCCATCTGTGGCTGGCAGAAGCGGAGAGAAATGCGTGTTTAGCCATTGCCAAGTCCCTCCACATCCTTCATAAGTGCTGCATAGTCATCAGGATTGATATCAGAGAGCTTTTCTGCTTCGTACTTGGAAATCAGTTTTTTGACTTCTTCCTTGAATCCTTCTTTTGACTTAGCTGCTAAGGCTCCGCGAACATCTGTAAAAGAATAAGTCTTCTCAACCGGTACCTCCTCAGGTGCTGTTTCTTCTTTAGGAAGATCAGCGGATTTCTTGACAGGTTTGGTTTCTTTTGCCGGTTCTTCTGTAGAGAAAGCATCCTTAATCTCTGTGGCTACTTTAATAAGTCCATCGCCACATCTTTTCAGCTCTTCGGCACTGGCAATCATTCCCTGACCGTACTGAATCATCTCATCCAGCACATTTGATAGATTACTCATCTTGCTCATTTCCTTTTTCTCCTTCCTGTTGTCTTAGGTTTGCTTCCTGCTCAAGTCTTCGTGCCAGCCTTCGTGCTACAACGCTGATTGCAATCAAGGTATCTCTGAGATCCTGATCAATGCTGTAGTCATTCTGCTGGGACGAATCATTTGTTGTCTGCATGTTTGCTACCTCTCTTTCCTGAAGGGATATCCCCTTCTACTTCGTAAAGGACAGTTGGCTATCGATTTATCAGAAATTTCTTAAAAACTTTTCTGAGTTTTATTTGCTACTGCCTTCCTATTCTTCAAAGGACAGAAGAGGTGGAGATTATCAGGATTATTTCAAAAGGTTTTGGGAAGGGGTAGGGAGCGATTTTTGTTTTATATAAGGAAGCGTTTGGGTCGTGATGGAGAAAAATAAAAATATTTCATTTTGTACTGATAATTGGTGGGCTAACTGTCCTTTGAGGATTAGGAAGAGTTATTCGGCTCTTCACTATCTGAAAAAGTGAGGTGGTTCCATTGAGGGTTATGGCTCTTGAAGTAGGTGTCAGTGCAATTTTAATAAGGAGGAGCTTCAGATGAAGTTAGTGATTTATACAGCCAACTGTGTTGGCAATGCTAAGAATTGCAGCTATCCCAATCGTGTGGAGATAAGCAGTGAAGAAGAATTATTGGAAGCAGTGAAGCAGGATCACGTGTGCGGTGAGTATAAGAATAATTACCGTAATGTGAGCAATTTCGTGAAATCCAATGTTGTGGTAATGGACTGTGATAATGATCATTCTGATGATCCGGCTGAATGGATTACGGCTGAAAAGATGGATGAGCTTATGCCTGATATTGCATATGCAATTGCACCGAGTCGTCACAATATGTTGCAGAAGGATAAGCAGTCAGCAAGACCGAGATTCCATATTTATTTCTTAGTAGAAGAGATTACGGACGCTGAGAGCTACAGTAGTTTGAAGGTGGCGATTCGGAAGGCATATCCATTTTTTGATAGTAATGCTTTGGATGCTGCCAGATTTATTTTCGGTGCTGAATGCGACGAAGTGGTATGGCATGATGGCTGGCTTACGATTGATACCGAAGTGGAACCTTTATTTGAAGAGGAAGCTGAGGAAGAGGAGCAGGTAAGCACAGGCCCGATTCTTGAAGGAAGCCGCAACAATACAATGAGCCGTTTCTCAGGTCGTATCTTGAAACGTTATGGAAATACAGAGAAGGCACATGTTTCATTTTTGGAATTTGCTCAGAAGTGTGATCCGCCTTTGGATGATGAAGAGCTTTCTACTATATGGAATAGTGCGGTGAAGTTTTATAAGAAAAAGGTTGTTACGCAGGACGGATATGTGGAGCCGGATGAATATAATTCGGATTTTGATAGTGAGTCATTGAAGCCAGAGGATTATTCAGATATCGGTGAGGCGAAGGTGCTTGTCCGTGAGTACGGTGAGGAAATTAAGTATTCTGCGGCAACAGATTTTATCCGTTATGACGGTAAGTGTTGGCAGGAAGATGCTCAGCTTGCTATTGGCGCAATCGAGGAGTTCTTGGACTTACAGCTTTGCGACGCACAGGATGAAAAGTCTATTGCTGAAAAAGCACTTTTAGATGCTGGCATTCCGGATGATGTGATCAAAGCTGGAACTAAGGCAATTCAGAAAGCAATTAATCCTTCACAGATGGGGCTACTTTATCAGTTTATGGCAGCAGAGGCATATTTAAAATTTGTCCTTAAGCGTCGTGATTACAAATATATTGTTTCTACCGGAAATGCTGCAAAGCCAATGATTGCGGTTGATGTAAATGATCTCGATAGAGACGAGAATCTGCTGAATACACCAGAAGGTACCTTTGATTTGAAGAAAGGACTTTCAGGGGGTAAGGCACATGATTCAAAGGATTACATTACCAAGATGACAACGTGTGCACCTGGAGGTAAAGGTAAGAAGTTCTGGGAGGATGCTTTGAGATTATTCTTCTGCGGAGACCAGGAACTTATTGATTATGTTCAGATGGTTGTTGGTATGGCTGCAATCGGAAAGGTTTATCAGGAGCATCTCATCATTGCATATGGTGGTGGAGCAAATGGTAAGAGTACATTCTGGAATACGATTTTCAGAGTAATGGGCAATTATGCAGGTAAGCTTTCTGCGGAAGCACTCACTATGAATTGTAAGAGAAACGTGAAGCCTGAAATGGCAGAGCTTAAAGGCAAGCGTCTCATCATTTCATCAGAGATGGAAGAGGGAATGAGATTGAATACAGCGATTGTGAAGCAGCTTTGTTCTACGGATGAAATCCAGGGCGAGAAGAAATACAAAGCGCCGTTCCATTTTGTCCCGTCTCATACATTGGTGCTCTATACCAATCATCTCCCTAAGGTTGGAGCTAATGATGATGGTATCTGGAGAAGACTGATTGTTATTCCCTTCAATGCGAAGTTCACCGGCAGCAGTGATAAGAAGAATTACGCAGATTTCTTATATGAAAATGCGGGACCGGCGATTATGAGTTGGATTATCGAAGGAGCTGAAAAGGCGATAAAAGCAGAGTTCAAAACACCACTTCCTGAGTGTGTTGAGAAGGCAATCGAAGCGTACCGTGAAGATAATGATTGGCTTGGACAGTTTATTGCTGATTGTTGTGACGTGGATCCTGATTATAAGGAAAAGTCCGGCGACTTTTATCAATCGTACAGAGCCTACTGTATTCAGAGTGGTGAGTACATTCGCAGCACTACTGATTTTTACAATGCTGTAGAAAAAGCTGGTTATACGAGACATAAGCACAATACGGGTTCCTATGTGTATGGTTTGAAGCTCAGAGAAGGACAGGACTTTCTGTAATAGAGTATCACGATAGTTGTGATAGTCATTTATGAAACTGTTTCAGATTTTCTGATGCTTTAGAAATCCAGTATTTAAGCCAATGTGACAGTGGTTATCCTCTCTACCTAAAAGTTCTCTATATAGAGTTTTGAAAATGATATAAGGAAAGTTTACGGAAAGAGGTTCTCTACTGTCACGGCTGTTAATTTTGATGGGAGTCTGGCATGCGTGAAAAAGTTATAGAAAAGAAATTAGCTGAAGAAGTTAAAAGGCGTGGTGGGTTATGCGAGAAGTGGAACTCTGGCACATCAGGGTGGCCTGACCGAATCGTTTTATTACCTGATGGGAAATTCGGGTTCGTGGAAGTCAAAGCACCTGGTGAAGAGCCACGTCCGTTACAACTTCATAGGCACAAGCAATTAAGACAATTGGGATATAAGGTTTATGTCCTTGATGACAAAGATAGAATAGGAGAAATTTTAGATGATATACAAACCACATGATTATCAGCAGTTTGCGATTGATTATATTCTTTCGCATCCGGTAGCAGCGTTGATATTAGATATGGGACTTGGCAAGACCTCTATTACATTAACGGTATTTTGACTTTCTTGTAAATGAACAGGAAAAGGGACTTGGCAAGACCTCTATTACATTAACGGCTATCGAAAAATTATTATATGACAATTTTGAAGTAAACAAGGTGCTTGTTGTGGCACCGCTGAGAGTAGCAAGAAATACATGGAGTGATGAAATCAAGAAATGGGAACATTTGAAGGGACTTCGTTATTCCACTGTGGTAGGAACAGCAGCTGAAAGAATGAAAGCTTTGAAAACAGATGCGGATATCTACATTATCAATCGTGAGAATCTGCAGTGGCTTGTTGAGAAGAGCGGCGTGGAATTCTTTTGGGATATGGTTGTTTTGGATGAGCTTTCTTCCTTTAAGAATTGGCAGAGTAAGCGTTTTCGTTCTTTTATGAAGGTCAGACCTAAGGTGAAAAGAGTGGTTGGTCTTACTGGCACACCTTCGCCGAATGGGATGATGGATCCTTTGCAGAATTCAAATGTCTGGATATGGGAGAGAGACTTGGCAGATTTATCAGCCAGTACAGAGTTGATTATTTTGTGCCGGATCAGATGAATGGACAGATTGTTTATTCCTATAAGTTGAGACCTGGTTCGGCTGAGAGAATTCAGAACAAGATCTCTGATATTACGATTTCAATGAAGGCGATGGATCATCTTAAGATGCCTGAGCTTATTAGCAATAGATACTATGTGGCGATGGATGCTGATGAGTCGAGTGCATATGAGAGTCTTAAATCAGACCTGGTTCTTCCTTATGTGAATGGCGAGATTACTGCAGCAAATGCAGCAACACTTACTGGTAAGTTGGTTCAGATGGCAAATGGTGCAGTATATGCGGATAACGGTGAGGAAGTTCTTATTCACAATAAGAAGCTGGATGCGTTAGAGGATTTGATAGAGGCTGCAAATGGCAGACCGGTTATGGTTGCTTATTGGTACAAGCATGATTTGGTACGAATTGAAAAGCGTCTTAATGAGATGAAGATTTATTACGAAAAGCTTGATTCAGATGCCAGTATAAAGAAGTGGAATAACGGGGATTTGCCGGTCGCACTTATACATCCAGCTTCTGCCGGGCATGGGCTCAACCTTCAGAGTGGAGGTAATATTTTAATCTGGTTTGGACTTACATGGAGTCTTGAGTTATATCAGCAGACAGTAGCCAGGTTGTGGAGGCAGGGCCAGAGTGCAGAGACTGTAATCGTTCAGCATATTTGTACAGCTGATACAATTGACGATGACATTATGGATGCACTTGAGGCGAAAGATTTTTCACAGAACAGATTGATTGCAGCGGTAAAAGCGGAGGTGTGCCATGAGTAAAGCTATTACAGATGATCCGTATGAATCACTTGGAAATGCAATTATTTTGCAGGCAGTAAATGATTATCGTGCAGCACTTAGGAGAATAAAGCATAATCCTAAGAATCGCATGGCTATAGATGAAGCTTTATTGATTGAGAAATTTTTCAGAGGTCAGCTGTATGCTGTTATTACAAATATTGATGGGGAGTTTCTTATAGATAAGCTTCGTAAGGAAGTAGCATAAAGTTCAGAGTCAATCAGACTCAATCCGAGGGAAAGTATTTTTTTGTCGGAGGTAGATTATGAATAAGCAGCAGATTGCAGCAAAGAATTATTTGATGAGAGCATACCGTATTGATAATCGCATCAACAGTAAGCTTGATCAGATAGCAGCATTAAATGACCTGGCAACCAGAGCGACTTCTAATATTAGTGATATGCCTGGAAGTCCTAATCGTAATATCCATAAGCTGGAAGATGCGATTGTTAGAATTGTGGATCTTCAGAATGAGATTGGTTCGGATGTTAATTCGCTTTTGGAAATTAAAAGTCAGATTGTTGAGAGCATTAAGCAGGTAACAGATCCTGAAGGACAGGTAGTATTAGAAGAAAGATATCTGTGTTATGCCAAGTGGGAAGATATTGCCAGCGAGCTTGGTTATACAGTAAGACAGATATTCAGGGTACATGATGCAGCATTAAAAGAAATCGTGGTTCCTGAAAGTTGTCAGTAAATGTCATAGAATGTCATATAGTTCTTATGATAGTATTATAATGACGAAAGAAAAAATGATACGAGGCCTTGAGAGAAGAAATTCTCCCAGGGCTTTTTTGCGCGAGCAATGAGGAAAGTGGCTGCCATGCTTGCATGAGCAGACAGTTGACGAATGCCGCGACAACGAGAAAACTTGTTTTCGAGTGGAAGGAAGTGAGCACATGCCTTATAGAAGTAACGTGCCGTGTAAACATCCTGGCTGTGCAGCACTTATTCCGTACAGTCAGATGTATTGTGATGAGCACAAGCAATTACATAAGAGTGACAGAGCATATGCAAGCGAGCGTGGGTATGGTTCCAAGTGGCAACGTGAGAGAAGAAAGTTCTTAGAAAGCAATCCATTCTGTGTGAAGTGTTATGAAGAAGGTCATATCACTATGGCTACAGTCGTGGATCATATCAAACCTCACCGTGGAGACCGGAAACTTTTCTGGGATCGTGGGAACTGGCAGCCTTTATGTGAGCATCATCATAATGTAAAGACTATGACGGAAGATAGATATGTGGAGTACAAGTTTTGAAAGCGAGGGTAGGGGGTATTTGAATCTCTACAGCCCTTAGGCTCCAAGACCGGCGCCCCCTCTTCTGTGCAAAATCGCGAAATGGAAGATGGGGGGTTAATATTCGAAATAAAAATTCGAAATAGCCGTAAAAAAAATACGGATAGACTTGAATTTTTTTGCAGATAATCATATAATAAAGAAAAAGAAATGGAAGGTGATTATCATGTTAAAGAAATTTAGTGTCGAAAATTTCAAAGGATTTAAGGATAAAATCACATTAGATATAGGAACACCCAGTAATTACAGCTTTAATTCTGAAATAATAGAGAATGGCTGCATAACGAAGGGAATTATTTATGGTATCAACAGTTGTGGAAAGTCGAATCTTGGTTTGGCTATCTTTGATATCATTACGCATCTGACTGAAAAGCAAAAACTCCTGGGAAGCTATGACTTTTATCTGAATATGAGTGGAAGGAAATCTTTTGCAGAGTTTGAGTACACCTTCGTGTTCGACGGACATGAAGTTGTATATAAGTACAGTAAAATGGATGTGAATTCCTTAAAGAGTGAAAGTTTGTCTATTGATGGAAAAGAAGTCATTTTCTTTGACTTCCTGACAAGAGATGGATTTACTTTGCTTGAGGGATCAGATACTTTGAATGCATCAATAAGAAATGAAAGCCCGATTTCGAGAGTGAAATATGTAAATAGTAATTCAATTCTTTCAGATAATGTTCAGAATCAGGTATTTAAGAAGTTTATTGATTTTGTCGAGAGGATGCTTTTATTCTATTCGCTTGATAGCCGTGGATATGAAGGCTTTATGAACGGATCAGAGAGCATTGCAGAAGGAATCGTTAATAGTGGCAAGGTTAAGGATTTCCAGGAATTCTTAAAAGAAAATGATATCGATTATGAATTATATGGATGCGAGGTCGATGGAAGAAAGGCTATATATTGTCATTTCGACAATAAAGATGCTGACTTCTTCAAGATTGCTTCAACAGGAACCAGATCCCTTGCATTATTCTATTACTGGTATATCCGTATGGAAAAAGCATCATTTGTTTTCATTGATGAGTTTGATGCATTTTACCATTATGAATTATCAGAGTCAGTTCAGAAGAGACTTAGAAGAATTACTGGTGTGCAGGTATTTACAACTACACACAATACCGACCTTATGAGCAATGATTTACTCAGACCGGATTGCTATTTCCTTCTTGAGAATAATAGCATAAAAGCAATTTCAGAGCTGACAGAAAAGGAACTTCGTCAGGCTCATAATCTTCAGAAAATGTATAAGGCAGGTGCGTTTAATGGCAGATAAGGACTATAAGGCATTTATAGTTGAAGGAGAGGCCAGAGAACCACAGGTTATTGATAATATTTCAAAGGTGTTCTTTAAGCATGGAAATTTTAAAATTATTACGCTTCCGGCCGGAGAAAATATCTATATGCTTTGGAAGAAACTCAAGGCGGATGATTTCGACACAGATATTATTGAGGTCTTAAGGGAAAGTAATAAGAAAATCAGAGAACAATTGGAAGGATTATCAAGAGATGATTTTTCGGAGGTGTTTCTTTTCTTTGATTATGATGCACATCAGACAAACTTGGGAAAGTCAGATGACGGTGATGTGATAAACCAGATGCTTGAAAGCTTTGACAATGAAACTGAGAATGGAAAGCTATATATCAGTTATCCGATGGTTGAAGCATTGCGAGATTTTGAAGCAGGTAAATGCGGAAATGAAGATAATTGCTTTGTAGAAATTAGTGATCTTGCTGAATATAAGAATATATCTTCGAGAAATTCACTGAATCTGCATTTTAGAGATTACAATATAGATGTATGGAAAGAAATCATTGATGTCTTTTCAATGAGAATATCATGCTTGTTAGGAAATGCGGAAGTTATTTCTTATGAACAGTATTTAGATGAAGCAAATCCACATGATATCTTTATGTGTGAACAGGCTTTAGCAGGCAATAATAAAGTGTTTATTATCAGTGCTTTCCCGGAATTTCTTGTGGATTATTTTGGTATGAAGCTTTGGAAAACATGTGTGAAGCATGCAAAGAATCAATTGGATATTTGTAATTATAAATAAAACATGATGTAAATGGAGCGCTTGTAGAAATGCAGGCGCTTTTATAATGCATAAAAATAGAATATGATAACTTGCCCGCGTGTACTGTGCAAGTACAGGTCAAGTACAGGTCAAGTCGAAATAATGATGGAAGGGGGTATGACCATGGCAGGAAGAAAGCCAAAGCCTACAGCGATAAAGAAGCTGGAAGGTAATCCTGGAAAGAGAAAATTGAATACGAAAGAGCCAATTCCGGCAAAGGGAATGCCTGAGTGTCCGCAATGGTTATTGGCTGAGGCTAAGAAAGAGTGGGAGCGTCTTGCAGATTTGATGAATCAGATGGGGGTTCTTACAGAAGTGGATATGGCGGCATTTGCTGCATACTGTCAGTCTTATGCTAGATGGAAGGAAGCGCAGGAGCATATTACTTCGGAGGGTTCTACCTTTGAGACTGATAAAGGATATCAGCAACAGACACCTTGGGTTGGTATTGCAAATACAAATCAGAAGTTGATGCTGCAGGCAGCATCTGAGTTTGGACTCACGCCGTCATCCAGATCACGTATTGTGGCTGGTAATGCTAAGGGTAAGGAACCTGAAGATGAGATGGAGGCATTACTTGGGGGTGATTCATAATGGCAAAGGAACCAAGACCAAAGGGATATCCAAAGCTTAAGAATTATAAACCTTCAAAGTTTATGCTTCCGACTTCTCATTATGATAAGAAGAAAGCAGATAGGGCGGTTACTTTTATTGAGAATCTCTGCCATACAAAAGGTAAGTGGGTTGGAACACCATTCTGGTTATTGCCCTGGCAGGAGCAATTGATACGAGATATTTTCGGAATTGTAAAACCTGATGGGAACAGACAGTTCCGTACTGCATTTGTAGAAATATGTAAGAAAGTAGGTAAGAGTGAATTGGCAGCAGCTATCGCTCTTTATTTATTGTATGCAGATAACGAACCTTCAGCAGAGGTATATGGCGCAGCTGCAGATAGGCAGCAGGCTTCTATAGTATTTGATGTAGCAAAGCAGATGGTTGAGATGTCGCCTGCGCTGATGAAGCGTTCTAAATTGATGGGAGCTACAAAGCGAATTGTCAACTATGGCAATGCCGGTTATTACCAGGTACTGTCCGCAGAGGTTGGTGGGAAGCATGGATTTTCAGTAAGTGGCTTGGTATTTGATGAAATTCATACTCAGCCAAATCGCCAGTTATACGATGTACTAACAAAGGGTTCATCGGACGCGAGACAGAATCCGCTTCACTTTATAATTACGACTGCAGGTAATGACAGACATTCCATTGCATATGAGCTTCATACAAAAGCAGTGGATATCTTAGAAGGCAGACGTGTGGATCCGACATTTTATCCTGTGGTCTATGGATTAAAGGATGATGAGGATTGGGAGGATGAAGCAAACTGGTATAAGGTAAATCCTTCTCTTGGATATACAGTTGATGTTGAGAGATTGAGAGATGCATATAGGGAAGCAAAGCAGAATCCGGCTGATGAAATTACATTTAAGTGGCTTCGCTGTAATATGTGGGTTAGTTCAACTGTTGCCTGGATTCCTGATGCGATTTATATGAGGGGAAATGAACCGATAGATATGGCATCACTTGAAGGGAGAGATTGTTATGCCGGACTTGACCTTTCAAGTACAGGAGATATTACGGCCCTGGTGCTGATATTTCTACCGAGGGATGAGGATGAAAAGTTTGTGCTCTTGCCGTACTTCTGGATTCCAGAGGAAACAATACCAAAAAGGGTGAAAGCCAATTCTGTTCCTTATGATATCTGGGAGAAGCAGGGTTACATCATGTCCACTGAGGGAAATGTAATCCATTACGATTTCATTGAGAAGTTCATTATGGATTTATCAGAGAAGTATCACATTTTAGAAATCGCAGTAGATAGGTGGAATGCGACTCATGTTATTCAGAACCTTGAGGATAACGGACTTACAATGGTTCCGTTTGGACAGGGATTTGCTTCTATGTCTGCTCCTACTAAGGAATTTTACAGACTGCTTATGGAAGGGAAAATCATTCATGGTGGTCATCCGGTAATGAGATGGATGGCAGGAAATGTGGTAGTTGATACAGATCCTGCAGGAAATATTAAGGTGACAAAGGCAAAGTCAAAAGAGAAGATTGACGGTATTGTTGCTGCAATCATGGCTTTGGATAGAGCGGTCAGACATGAAAGCGAGGGCAGAAGTGTCTATGATACGAGAGGAATTATACTTATATGATTGCATTAATCATTGGCATTATCTTGGTGGTTATTTCGCTTATGGGTCTTGCTGTAATTGGGTTTATACAAATAGTAAAAGCTTGGTCAAATATATTTTAGTAGGAGGATCGTATGGAACTGAAAGAAGGCATATTTAAGCAATGCTTAATGGAATTGAACAAAACACAGATTATCGGAGAGAGTCCTGATCATGAAGATGCAGAGTACGAATTGCAGGCTTCGAGATTCAAGGCTCTTTTTGATTTGATAGAAAGTCTTGGATTTGCTGAGGAATATGAGGAATGGAGACAGACAAACAAGACAAGTATTGAGGAGGAAGGCTAATGGGAATTATGAGTTTATTTCGGGGCAGGGATGCTCCTACAAATAGAACGGCAGGTAGCAGTTATTCCTTTTTTATGGGAGGAAGTGCAGCAGGCAAGAATGTAAATGAGCGTTCAGCCATGCAGATGACTGCGGTATATGCCTGTGTGAGGATTTTGTCAGAGGCGATTGCAGGACTTCCGCTTCATATGTACCAGTATCTGGAGGATGGCAGCAAGAAGAAGGCGACAGAGCATCCGCTTTATCATCTGCTTCATGATGAACCGAATCCTGAGATGACAAGCTTTGTGTTCAGAGAGACTTTGATGACACATTTGCTTTTGTGGGGAAATGGTTATTGTCAGATTATCAGAAATGGTAAAGGCGAGGTGGTTGCCTTGTATCCGTTAATGCCGAATCGAATGACGGTAGACAGGGATGCAAAGGGCAGGCTCTATTATCAGTATCAAAAGAGTTCTGAGGATGCACCGACGATGGAAGGAAGCAATGTGATTCTGGATCCATCGGATGTGCTTCATATTCCGGGACTTGGCTTTGATGGTCTGGTTGGATACAGTCCGATTGCTATGGCAAAGAATGCGATAGGCCTTGCGATTGCAGCAGAGGAGTATGGCTCAAAGTTTTATGCAAATGGTGCAGCTCCTTCCGGTGTTCTGGAACATCCCGGAACCTTGAAGGACCCAGCGAGAGTAAGAGAAAGCTGGAATGCAGCCTTTGGTGGAAGTAGTAATGCTCACAAAGTAGCTGTATTGGAGGAAGGTCTTAAGTATTCGCCGATTTCGATTAGTCCGAATGAGGCACAATTTTTGGAAACAAGAAAATTTCAGATCAATGAGATAGCTCGAATTTTCCGAGTGCCGCCGCACATGGTTGGTGATTTGGAGAAGTCGAGCTTTTCTAATATTGAGCAACAGTCGCTGGAATTTGTGAAGTACACGCTTCAGCCGTGGATCATCAGGTGGGAGCAGAACCTGCAGAAGGCACTTCTTACAGAGGAAGAGAAGAAAACCTATTTCTTCATTTTCAACGTGGAAGGCTTGCTTCGTGGTGATTACCAGAGCAGGATGCAGGGCTATGCAACTGCAAGACAGAACGGGTGGATGTCAGCAAATGATATCAGGGAACTGGAAAATCTGGATAAGATTCCTGCCGAGGATGGTGGGGATATGTATCTGGTAAACGGCAATATGATGCCTCTTGAAATGGCTGGGGCAGCGTATGCAACAAAAAATAATGAGGAGGGAAGGTCAAGTGAAGAACAAGAAGTTTTGGAACTGGAAGAATCAGACCAGTCCACCGGACGCAGACGAAAGCGCTGAAAGAGTGCTTGAGATTTACGGAACGATTGCGGAGGAATCCTGGTTTGAGGATGATGTAACACCACAGATGTTCCGTGATGAGCTTTTTGCAGGAAAAGGACCGGTAGTAATCTGGTTAAATTCACCTGGCGGTGATTGCATCGCAGCCAGTCAGATTTATTCCATGCTGATGGATTATCCGGGAGACGTGACTATCAAGATTGATGGTATCGCAGCTTCTGCGGCATCGGTAATTGCTATGGCTGGAACTACGGTTCTTATGGCACCTACGGCACTTATGATGATTCATAAGTAAACGGTAAAACGCGAGTACCTATACAAAACTGGAGCAAACCTGTATGATAGTAACAGATTTGCTCCAGTTTTTATTTCACTTCATATTTATTGGATTTCCGACACTGCTCTGGCAGGTTTGGAGACCATGGGAGCAGGTCTTCCAGAAAATCTCGGTTTGTGTCGTCTTCGTGTTTCGGTATCTCAGTCAGGAGATACTCCACGTATTCATAGACTTTCAGATCGTTTGCCTTAGCAGTTTCGGTAATGCTGTAGATAATCGCGCTGGATCTGGCTCCGCAGATGGTGTCGATCAGCTTCCAGTTGTGCCTTCCGATACAAAAACCACGCAGTGTGGATTCTGTTGCATTGTTGTCCAGAGGGACTTCACCGTCTTCCAGAAATACGCGCAGATATCTTTCCTGATTCACGGAATAGGCAAAGGCTTTTCCTGTCTGGGATTTTGGCAGGACTTCACTCTGGTGTTTTTTTACCCACACAAAATAAGCGTCAACCAGGGGTTTTAGTTCCAGCTGCCTCCTGTGCTGCCGTTGTGCTGGTGTAAGCTCTGCCAGATCATTGTCCAGTTTATAGATCGCCCCGATCTGCTTTAGAGCATCATAGGCAAGCGTACCTTTACGCTCTTTTTCATCCTTTATAGCTTTCTGCGCATCTGCATATTTACGCCTCGCATGTGCCCAGCAGCCAGCAATCGTCAGGCCGGGGGTTTTTTCTTCCAGGGAATGGTATGCCTGGTAACCGTCTGTAACACATACTCCCTGAAAATCTTTCAGAAACTCCTCTGGATGATCCTCCTTCCTGTCTTTCTGGTATTCATACAGGACGATGGCTTCCTCATAAGATTTCCCGGTGCGGTAAATCCACATATAACTCTTTGAGCCGGCAGCTCTCCCGTCTTTTGAAACTTCGACAGTGGTTTCGTCTGCCTGCAGCACATGATACTGGTATAGAAGCTTATGCAGATAGTCATACAGAACTGCAAGATAGCGGTCAGCACACTCGATCGTCCAGTTCGCCATGTTCTGGCGGTTCAGGTTCACATCGTTGCGCTTGAACTCCTGCTCCATACGGTAAAGCGGAAGGGAGTTGACATATTTTCCATTGATGATGGCAGCTTCCAGGGATGGAGTGACAATGCTTCCCCGCAGCAGATCCTTTGGACGCTGTGCCTTTACAACGGTTTCATCATCCATACCGGCATAAACCGCTACATGGTGTTCTTTTACTTCAAAAGAAGCCGGATGGAATTCCAGCCTTTTATATACTTCATCTGGAAGACGCTTATATTTTCCATCCGGAAATGCTTCTTTTAGTTCTTCTTCTGACATTTCATGTTTTATAACCGTTACAGGCATTCCTTTTAAGTCGTCTTCACGTTTCCCTTTCTGCTTCTTTTTCCTGCGGATGACAACTTCCTCAAAATCCGGTTCTTCTGCCTGTGTGCCCGGTTCGCTGGCTGTGGCTTCCGGTTCGTTAAAAAACAGGCTCATCTGCCCGTCAATCACATTCATTTTTTCAGAATGCCGTCCGAAACGCTGTCCGCGCAGAATGGCTATCTGTTCTAGGATCAGTTCCTGGTTTTGAGTCATCCGGGCAATATTTTTCTGCAGCGAGAGTATGATCCCGATGAGTTCATCCCTGTCGGCATTATTCAGTTCATCTGCTGTATAGATCATCTTTTCCATATCACAATTATAGCAGAAACAGGATATTCCTGCTGAAAAATTTTTGACCGGCTTCGTCAAAATGACGACAGACTATACCGTCACAAAAGGCGCTTTCAAAGATATCGGATTATTTTTTGGATTTAATTAGAAAAAAGCGCAAAGCTGTTTCTGAAAGCTGCACAGGACGTTTCTGTACAGCTTTCTTCCCTGTACAGAAACGGGAAAGCGACACCGGAAAAGGGGCAGGAAATTTCTATGTTTTGCACAAAACCTGTCATCATGCCTGTCAGCAGGTCCTTTCCGGTGTGACTTCCTGGATCCTTCTTTTCTGCTCGACGGCAAGCCCCTGCATCAGCCATGTGAACTGTTCCGGTGTGATCTCACGGGCTTCTGACGCTGTTCTTGGCCACTGAAAGCGCCCCGCTTCGAGTCTTTTATAAACAAGCACAAAGCCGTCGCC